TGCGCGCGGCATCCTTCAGCTTGCCTTCAACCTTGCCGATGGCGCCGCCGGTTTCATTGGCATTCTTTTTTGTTTGTTCCATGCCTTTCACGGCGCTGTCATAGTTCGCCTTGAAATCAAAAAAGAATGTTGTGATGCTCACCGTTTCCGCCCCTTCATTGCGTGTTCATGCGCAAGGTGTTCATTGTATCTTGGAATTATCACACTTTCCCAAATGTCAAGCGCATCTTCCAAGGAATAAATGGTTCTTAATTCATTCAGGGTTGCCCTTCCGCTTGCGATAATTGCGCCTTGTAGGCTGTCAACATTTCTGAAATCAACTTGGGCAACATCGTTTTGAAGTCTTCGAAGAAAGTCGAGAGGTTGCCTTGTCCGAAAAAACCAATGTTGTACTCCAACATAGCCTTTTCAAGAATGACGCCTTGCTTGAAGCCGTCAATATGATTGTCAATCAGCGCTTGTGTTGTCAGGCGTTGTTCAGTGCCATCTTCTTTGATGACCGCAATGAACTTCATCATTTTCAGCATCAATTCATGATTGGCTTGATAGTCGCCAACTTTAGGCATTCCGGTTGGCACAAACTGTGAAAGCACTTCACGGCCTACGGAATAGGGCAATTTGCTGATGACAAAGGTTTTTGAAATGCCGTCAGCATTTTCAACTTCAATCAGCTTTGGTTGAATCATTTCATTCATGTTTTATCCCCTGTTGGTTGTGTTCACGTTATCAGGCCGCGCTGTTGCTGATGCCCTCAAACGTGAAGCCATAGTTTTTTGACTTCATGCGGCCAGCGCTGGCCACCGGAAGGCCGGCAATTCCGTCAGTGATGATGCCGCCTGAAAGCGTATAGGTGCGGCCGTCAGGATAGGCAACCGTCATGGTGATGACGTCACGCGCGCCTGATTTGCCTTTTCCAACGCGGTTGGCGTTGTAAAGTTCAGAAAGGTTGGCGTCATCTTCACTGTTGGGAATCACGTTCAGAACAGCGGTCAGCGGCGTGGCTTTTGACCACTTCACCAAGTCACCGTTCAAGCCCATGCCGGTTTCCGCAATGACAATGCTTGGCATATCAAAAGGGTCAGCGTCATCAGCAAATTGCGTCACCGGAAAGCCTTGCGGGAAGGAAACGCTTGCCTTCACCCAAATCTTCAGCCCAAAGCCTGAAATATCATTGGCCATGTCAAATTCCCCCTGTCATCAAATCAGAACGTGCGAACCATCAACGGCGCGGATTGCGTCATCTTTGGAATAGATTAGAGTATAAACAGCCTTCCATTCAGTTGAACCGGCGTTTTCATAAGGAACCAGCGCGCACTTCATGAAATAACCGATGTTCTGAACCTGACGCCATGCCAGCGCGTTTCCTGAAATGTCGGTAATGTAGGCCTTTTGAACATTGGTCAGCGGCTTGCCAACACTGATGACGCCATTGAAAAGCGCTTCATCAACAACAGTTTGAACGCCTGACAGGATGGTTGCCTTGCCTTGGTCATTGGCTGGAATGCGGCCAAGCCCAAGCAACAAGTTCATGATTTCAGATTGCGCGGCATCCTTCAGCCAAATTTCATTGGCATAAACATTCATGTCAATTGGCGCTGTATCCAGTCCGGTCAGCTTGCCGCGCTGGAAGAAGGCAATCTTCTTACCGGCGGTTTGCGTTTCGCCATAGTAGTTTATGCGTGAAGCATCAAGATCGCTGGCAATTATGTCATCGGTGACAATTGAAACGGAAAGCTGATGCTGCTGGAACATATAATTTTGGCTTGCCGCCGGCCGTGAATAATCCGTTGACGCAAGGATTGCCATTGGCAACAAATGCGTGAAGCTTTCAGGTTTTTTTGGCCAATCCACTTCTTCACCTTCCCAAGTCATGCTGGTTCCTGAAATCGGAAGAAGGCCTTCATAAAGGGTTGGGCTTGGTCTAATGCGCAAACAGAACATGAACTTCACGTTGTAAAGGTCATTTTGTTCAGCAACCCAAACATTTTCTTCATCAGTTAGGTTATCAACAAAGGCAAAGCTTCCAAAGTTGTCATTCAATGACTGACTTTCATCAAGCGTTTCCGCCGCTGGTTGTGGATAGGTTCCATTGCTGAAGCGCGGGTTCACTGAAGCAATGGATTCTTTCCAACCAATCATTGCCATGATCTGTTGACCGGCCAATGAATTTGTCACTTCAATGGTGTAATTGCCAAAGGCATCACCAAGGAAATCAAAGCCGCCGGTTGTGGCGTTATAGGTGACGGTTGACGCGATCAAATGCGGGTCAGATTGCGCATTCAGCGCGGCCTGAATGATGGCGGCAACAGCGGCCATGTTGGCGGCGCCGCTGAAGTCAATGCCTGACAGCGTGAATGGCGTGCCATCAACCTTGAAGATCATTGAACCGGTGCTGATTGTTTGAAGCGCGGCCAGTGTTGACGCCTTGCCACCAAAAATGGTTGCCGGAATATCTGAAGCCGGTGAAGCCGGATTGACAGGCCAGCGCCAGAATGACAGCTTGCGCGGCATGGTGGTCTGTTTGCTGACAAAACTGAAATAGTATTTTGCGCGTTCATATTCCGCGCCGGCGCCAAAGTATTCCAGCACTTCACGCGCGCTTGTCATTTCAACCAGCGTCATGACCGGAATCAATGGATTGGTTGTGAAAAGCCGGCCAATCAGTTCACGGCGCGGCGCAATGGCGGCGCCACCAACGCGGCTGACAATGTTGACATAGTGCTTGATTGAAATTGCCATTCTTAAACCCTCGCAAAAATTGCCAAAAATTGACTGATTTCAATACCTGTTGCTTCAGTCGTTTGCCTGTATGTCAGCGTGAAGTCAAAGGAAGGCGTTTGTTCTTGCTGTTCCTTGTCATCAAGCCAATAAGTGACGCGCAACGGTTCAATGCGCAACATCCCAATTCCGTTGTTCCTGAAGAACTCCAACACGGATGAAGTTTGAAGGATGGCCGCAACGGCGTCAATGTAGTCAAAAGCGGTTTTTCCTGTCCCCTGAACGTCAGGCATTGCCTGAAGCGCGTTCACTTGATAGGTGCGTTCCAGCCAGTACCCTTCACGCCGCTTCAGTTCAAGCGCTTCTTCATCAAAAAAACTGGTGTCTTCCGGCCAGCCATAGCGCTTTGAAGTGATGCTGTTGACAGTCACCAGCGGTTCAAGTGTCACGCCTTCCTGAACTGGCTGGAAGGCCTGAATGACTTCAGCATTGAAGCCGCGCAAGGCCAAACCGCCATTGATGGCTTGCATGATGATTGCCCAAACTTCATTATCAGTTTTTATCATGGAACCACCGGTTGCGGAACTTCAACGGCAAGCACTTTCACCCAACCGTCAATTTTGAACCAGTCGGTTTCAGTGGTAAGTTGCCAAGCCTTGCCTTGCCACTCCACAATTGAACCTGACTGGTTCCGGCCAAGGTCAATCAGGTCAGCGCTGACAAAAATAGCAATATAGTTTTTCTGGTAGTCAAGGCCAAGGTTCTGATAAACCTGTTTGTTCACCGCCTGAATGGAACCCTTCATTGTGACCGGTTCAGCATAAAGCGGAACATATAGGCCAACGCCATTCTTGTTCCGACCGTTGTATGCGCGATAAACAAACGGCGCCGGCGCAATAGCGGTCAGCGCAAGGTTCAGAATGTTTGAACTTGGAACCATCATTTTGAACCAACCCTTCCCCGTTTCATTGTGCCGCCGGTCTTTGAAACATCCCATTGAACCTTTATTAAAATGCCGGTTTCAACAAGCGGCTTGGCAATGGTGGCTTCCAGTCTTGCGCCCTTGGCAAGCTTGTTGATTCTGGCCTTGACCGTGCTTTTTTTCAATGGCGGTGAATTGATCTTGCTGATTGTGTGCGCAACGTCACCGGCCGCAAGGCCGCCAATAGCGTCAAGAACATGGTCAATGGTGGTATTGCCTTGCATGATGGCGCGCATACCGCTGGAAAGCTTTTCACGCCATTCCTGTTCATGCTTGGCAATGGTTGGCCTGAAGATAGGCCGCGCCGGAATGTTCCTTGGCGGAAAGCCATGTTCGGCAATAGCAGCAACAACCGCAACCGGAAGGCCGCTTGGATAGGTGGCATCCTCAAAATATCCAACCTTCAGTTCAACGCCTTTGCATTCCTTCAGCGCGTTCAGCGCCTTGTCAAACGCTTCTTGGCCTGTCACCTTCATGACGGCCAGCCCATTACATGAAAACGCCACCAACGCGGCGGAAGGCTGATTTTTCAGGCAATCCGCCAACGCTGATGCCGCCAACGCCTTTGACGTTCAAAAGCGCCAACAGTTGCATTCCGTAAGGCGTGGAAGAAAGCCAATAAGTGAACTGGTTCTTGATAGGCGGCGGCTCAATGCCAATGGTGACTTCACCAACTGTGGCGGATGTTATGACGGCCGGATTGGTTCCGCTGGCCAGCATCACGCCAATTTGGGCAATATGGGCAACCATCAAGTTCAGCGCGTATTGCCGGCAATGACCGCGCAACCAACCGTAGTCATTGGTTGAAATGTAGCAAGAAGCAATTTCCCAATAACCTTGAAGCAAGGCATCAGGAAAATGCGTGACATTTGAAAACGCTGGAAATTGAACGCGGAAAGCGGAAACATCAAAAACCAGCGTTGTCATGGTTAGTCTTCTTCTTTGTTTTTCCGGTTGCGGCGTGGCGCCTTCTTGCCTTCAAGTTCAAAGTCTTGCGGCGTCAAAGGTGCTGACTTGTCACGGCCTTCCATGTTTGAAGCCACCTTTTCAGGCGCCACTTCATCACGGCTGACCACAATGAAGCCGCGTTCTTGGTGGCGCAAAAACTGGCCGCACTTGTTCAGCGCTTCAAGTTGTTGGTCAGTGACTCGGGTTGCAACGCCGTTCGGTGTCACAAGGTTCTTGTTGGCCAATCCATGACCGCCCCGAATATGAACAACCTGTTGCGCAATCGGCAAGTCACCGCCGCCTTTTACCCAAACAGTATATTGCTGGTCGCCGGTAAGGGTTGAATAAATCCATGCGCCGGCCATGTTATGCCACCACTTCAGGCGTGACTTTTAAGTGACGCGGATTGCGCACCAAAGATTCACCAGCGGAAGAACAAACCAGCAATGGCGGAATGCCTTTCTGTTTTGCATTTGGGAACACAATTGCCTTCTTACCTTCAATGCAAGTGTCAACCTGTTCAATTTGAACGCCGTCACAAACGTCAACACCATCATAAGATTGGCCGTTATATGAAAGCGCGCATGAAATCACAACCATTGGTTTCTTTGCGTTAGTCATGTCAATTCCCCTGTCAGGACAGAATGACGCCGGCGGATTGCCGGCGCCTTCTTGTAGTTTGCCCAAAGTGACGCGTCAGGTCAAATGCCGCTGAAGCGTACAACCGCATAAGGCCGCTTCAACATCAGGCCAGCCGTGGCGTTGGAATAGTCTTCAACATAGGCTTTGGCTTGCTGTTCAACGCCAAGGGTCATGAACTTTTGCGGAACAACCTGAACCCAAGTGCGACCGTCATCAGTTCCGCTGTCAGCAACGCTTTCAGCAAAAACATAGAAAACGGAATCACCACCATTGGCGCCTGACAGTTCCGGCGCGGATACAACGCGCGCGCGCGGATAGGTCATCGCAAGCCACTGGCGCACTGACTGTGAACCAAGTTCATTGGTCACTGACAGGTAATCAACCGCGTCAGTTGCAATAGCAAGCGTCAGGTCAGTGCGTTCAGGGTCAATAATATCTTGCGACTGTGAACGCAAGTTGGCCATTGCTGTCCGAATGTCAGCGGTGATTTCCAAGAAGGTTTTGGTTGCCCACTGTGGAAAGCCGCTGGCGCCGTTTGGCACTGGAACATAGCCGGAAAGGCTTGGGTCATTCAGGAAGCCAAAGGTGCGGCCAAGGCCATCATTGAAGCCATAAAAGCCAATCTTGTTGCGCTCAATTTCCAACGCGTTGCCAGCGGCTTCACGTTTTGCGGCGGCGCTGTCAAGGCGCATGGCGGCGGCACGGCCTTCTTCCAAACGGCCAACCTTCATGCCTTCTTCAAAGCGCACAATTGTCCGGCGTTCAAAGTTGACGTTCCAGCTTGAAAGCGGCACGTTGGTTTGGTCGCCATAAGGAACGGCGTTGCCGGTGCGTTCCAGAATGCCCT